CCCAAAGGGGCACATTTAAAATAAAATTTTTATTATTATCTCGATATCCTTTTAATAAATATCCTGTATATAAAAATAATAATTTAATTGAACAAGCAAACATTTATGAACCTACTTTAATATTTACATTGTGTGTGTTTTTTTTTCTAAGTTCTAACATACCTTTTAGTAAATGTATTATATTATCTCTACTACCCTTAAAATATTTAGGATTTATAAAAGTTCTACTACCATCGTTATCAATACGTATTTTATATGAAGTCTCCTCCCATTTTATTTGTATTAGTTTTTTTGCTATTTTTTCATGTTTACTAAATGTAATATTATGCTGTGTTAAAATCTCTTCTATGAAATGTAATGTGTTTTCATAATCATTATTTTTTGGTATATTAATACCAACTTTTCCATTAATATCATATCCATTGGATAACCAAATTCCATAAAAACGCATGTAATTATTATTGTAAAATACAGTATTTTCTTGTTTTGGAATGGGATAACATACTAAATCTCCTATTTGTAATTCAGAAGCATTTACATAAGATGGTGTGATTTCGCCATTTCGTTTATATTCTAATAATGTATGAATAGATAATTTAGGGTCACTTGTTTTTATAGTATATATTTGGTGTTCAGCTGTACATTTGGTATTTAAAACATTGTGTAAGGTTTTAATAACATATAATTCTTTGGAAACAGAATTTGTAATCCTCTCTAATACTGGCTTAAAAGTGCCGTCATGTGTAATAACCTTATCCCCAATTAATATATCGCAGGCACGTTTCGCCCCAGAATTTGTATATATTACTGTATCTGGATGAAAACATTGATTAACATATAATGCGGTATTATTAAATACTTTTAACATAGGTAAAATACCATTTGAATATCCGCCAGTTCCATGTATAAGTGAATTTTTAGCTCTAATATTACTTATATTAAATCCAATGCCTCCAGCGGCTTTTGATATTTGTGCACAGTCGCCTAAACATTTAAAAATTCCAGTTATGCTATCTTCCATGCCTAATAAAAAACATGATAGTAAATTTGGATTAGGAGTTCCAGCGTTAAATAATGTTGGTGTAGCATGAATAAAATAACCCATGCTCATACAATCATATGTATTAAATGCTTTTTCTAAATGTAATTTATAATTTGTATTATTAGTATCTGAAATATTAAAACTATCAAAATGGATTCCAAGAGAAACCCGCATTAACATATGTTGAGGTCTTTCAATAATATTTTGGTTTATTTTTTTTAAATAACTTCCTTCTAATACTTTAAACCCAAAATAACTAAACATATAATCTCGACCATAATTTATTTTATTTTCAATATCATCTTGAAAATGATTTACAACATTAAATAAAATATCACTAATAAGTGGTGAACTATTGTCTAAATTGTCTTTATTATTATATAATAGATTAACACATTCTACAAAAGATTTGGGTGTATTTTTATGATTATTACTGACTATAATTCTTGAAGCGACTTGGGCATATTCGGGTTCATCCGTTGATAAACCGACGCATATATTTGCGGATAATTCGTCTAATTCAGTCGTTTTCACCCCATCATAAATTCTTGAACAGACCTTTTGAGCTATAGAAACATAATCAACTTTTAAACAAACTGGTTCTTCTAAACATTTGTATTTAATTCGTCTAATAACTTTATCAAAACTTACCTCTTGATTTGAACCGTTCCGTTTTAATACTCTCATTATTATGTATAACTATATAAAATTTGTTTTTAAATGCTTTTTAGCATCTATATGATTTTAAAGTATTACTATTTATCAGCAATAATAAATAGTAAAACTATTTTTTTTTTTTTTAATCAATATTATTTTCCCGATTATTTGTATTAAAATTATTTTTTAAAAAATCAAGTAATTTTTTTATTTGTTGATTATCATCAATATTTCTAATTCTTTCAATAATTTCTAATTTATTGTATCGTAATATATATTTTTCAGTTGATAATTTCCAAATATAGTCATTTAAATCGCCTATAATATCGTCATAAACAATAGAATTATGTATTAATGTTCCATCATGATTACAAGAAACTCTTTTGATTGTATTTGCTTGAATAATAATTCTAAAATACGTGTTATTATTTAAATCATGAAATATATAATAATTATTCGTGTCGTGAAGAGATAATTGTATATCAGATGGAATATCTAAAGTATCAAATTTAGGAACATCCATTATAGTGTATTTATCAAATATATAATTAGAAAATGTATTATATGTAATTTTTAAACTTACCTTAAAAATCAATATATAGATATTTGATTAAAAACAAAATAGTTTAAATTAATTAAAAATCCGTTGAAACCAATTTGAATTATTATATATTCTCATATTTGCGATTTGCCGAATTAGTATTTTATTTTCTAATTTTAAACTTTCTAACTGTTCTATTAGTGATAATTTTTCTTTTAGTCTATCTTCAATAGTATTTTTATAAAGCTCTAAATCTATTTTTAATTGAACTATAGTATGATCGCGGTCATTTAGTATTGATTTATCAATATGTAGCGACCTTTTTAATTTACTTTCATATTCGTGAATTTTAATTTCTAATTCACATATTTTTCTATCTTTTTGATAAATAATATTTTCTAGATGTTCATTTTTTTTTTTATAATTATTTTTACGTTTAAGATATTTTTTCCAACATTTAGATATTTTATTATATGCGTCTATATATTTAGAATATCGTTTATAATAAATATAACGAATTATGTGTGACCTAAGATTTGTAGTTGCGCTTAATTGATAATAATACTTCATGCGAATATTGTAATTTTTAATAGTTTCTATTATGTATTTTTGCGAATTTATTTGTTTCGTTCTTTTTTTAATACTATATTTCCTAAATTTATTTTGAATTTTACTAACACTAATATTTAGTTTTAAATCAAGGTGGCATTTTTTAACAAATATAATACGACATAAATACAATATAGCTTTTCGTTTTTTTTGATAATTTATTTTTTGAATATATCCTCGAACAAATTTAGCTATAATAATTTGTGATTTTATTTCTAAGTCATATTTTAGATTTGTTATATGTTTAAAATTAGGTTCAGTAATAAAAAACATAGTTTTACCTTTTACAATAAATTTTTGTATAATAGGAAATACACATTTATAATCTCGAATAAATTTTTGATGTGTAAAGTGATATGGAAATCCTTGCTTAAATATGTCTATTAGTTTTAAAACTCCATTATATTCCAACTGTTTTTTGACTAAATCCATATTAAAATTCAAGGGTGTTTCACAGTCATTTGGTTTAATACATTTTATGAAGTATATTTCGTGAGTTTCAATTGACGTCATAAACAGTTCTAATTGATTACAGAATTGATTTGTTATAGAATTCATTTTAATTTTGTTTTTAGTTTTCTTTTTTTTAACATCATTATTAAAAATAGTTTGTATGATATCTTCTATAATTGGATTTAATCTATCCGTATTTTTTTTAATAAATCCATCAATTTGATAGTCAATTTTACCAGCGAAGTGTTCTATACAAAACTCTGAATTTTTTTTTAATCGTTTCGTATGATAATAGATATTGTCTTGAAATTCAGCATTCATTTTATCAATTAATTTTTTATCAGAACCTTTGGGTATAAAACATTCTTCATCTATTTTAAAAAAGATGTTTCGTAATAATTCAATGGTATTATTATTGTACATATTATCAATATCATTTTTTTCTAATTGTATACCTTCACTTGAATAAAAAGCGATTTTATCAATAACCGTTTTTTTATTTAAATATTGCTGTAATATTTCATTTGTATAATTAATACATAGTTGTTCAAGTGAATTATTTTCAAAATTTTCAAAACCAAAAATATCAAGTAATCCAATTGTATTTGTATTGTCGGTAGATTCTATTTTAAAAAAATAGTTTAAATTTTCAACAATCCATTGAAAGAGTTTTTCATACAATTTCATAGAAAATGTATCACAGATTTCTATAAATTCTAAATCAGTATATACCTTTGTAATTATCTCTCCACCAATGTCCGATGTTTTTTCAGTTAAAATTTTATATAATTTATCAGGATTAATAGATAGTAAATCAGAAATAATTACTACATCATCATATGTAATATTATCTAAAGTTAAATTAAAAAGTAAAGGAATAGATTTCACAATATTTTGTATTTTGTTAATTTGTATTTCTGAAAAACCTATATTTTGTAATAGTTCAACTAAATATGTATTATTATTTTTGATTGTTTCAAAAATATGAAAATTACTTTCATTTTTATTAAGATTTCTAAATAATCGTAATCTAGTTTTTTCTAATAAATAAGTATTTGTATTCATTCCTATACAAAGTTGACTATTATTATAAAAAATTTGTATATATTTACCAAAACGACTACTATTATGATTTCGCACCGTTTTAGCATTACCAAATTGTTCAAGAAGTAGTCCACTTTTTTCAATTCTATCCAATAAATTTATTTTATCATTTGTTGTATAATGATTTAGATAATGAATTATATTTTTAACAGTTTCGGTTTTTCCAGAACCACTTTCACCACTAATAATTATGGTTTGTCCTTTTAGGTTGTATATTTTATTAACAATATTCTCTGTTATATTAAATAGATGTGCTGAATTTTTATTGATATTTTTATTAATATTATAAATATCTATACTATATATGTCTTCAACTCCTGTAAAATATTGATAAGGATTAATCGAAAACAATACATTACCAAAATATGTATATATTTGTTTTTTGTGAAAACGATTTTCTAATACGGTGCATATTTTTTCTATTGAATAATCGTCTAAATATATAAAATTATCTATATCTGTTTGTAAGCTCATGTATATTTTTAGAACCGAGAATATATTTTTCTACACGTTACACAATTTGCCTAAAATTAGTTTATTTAAAATACATTATTTGCTGTATAAAAATTTTATATTATTCTATAAAAATATCTATTATAGAATAAAATAATAGGATCAAAAAAATCATAATTTAGTTAATTTATATTCATCCCAGTTCATAGCACCCATTGAAATATTACATAAATAACAAATAGGACGCAAATTGGATGCGGATGTTTCACCACCATTTTTAAAACTTATTATATGACCGCAATGAAATTCATGACTATTAATATAATCTGTCTCACAACATGGACATACTATTTCTTCATGTCTTCCTGCGTCGGGTAGACTTTTGAAAAACTGATCCCACACTCTTTTACGTAAAGGTGCACTGATTTTTTTAGGCACACTATCTAACCAATAACATCCTAAATATAATTTCTGACTATTTCGCAATCTACCTACCGTTCCATCAATCTTAGATAAAACATTAATAACAATATCATCTCCCCTTGTTCTTAAAAATTCACCATGCTTTTTATTTTCATTTTCAAACCATTGAATAAGTTCTTCTGGCGATTTCATATTATCTACTATTGAGCCATATCGGGTCTGCACCTCATCCAAAAATTTAGTAATATTAATATTTGGACGATTAGGTCTTTCACTCGATTTAATATATTGTGGATATATGGTCTGTAAATGAGTTTTAAGGTCAACCGCTATAAGAGGTTTATAATTTTTTAAAAATTCTGGCACAGGCTTATTCATATTTATAATTTTA